ACACTATTTTTATTTGAATTATGTTCAAATATTACTTGATGCTGATGATGGTAGTAAAAGAAAAATTAAAGATTTTCCTAAATTTGTAGATTTAGATTACTATTATTTTCATTTACTTGATTATTGTAGAGCTAATGAGAAGTCTTTAGTATCTGTTAAAGGTAGAAGACAAGGTTGGTCTTATAAAGCTAGTGGTGTAGGAAGCCATGAGTTTAATTTTTATAGAGATAGTGGAACTATTATAGGTGCTTATCTCTCAGATTACAGTAGTAATACTATGAAAATGGTATTAGATAATTGTAATTTCTTAAATACATATACAGAGTTTGGTAGAATAAGAAATCCTGATACTCAAGATTATATTAAAGCCAGATATCAGGTGGATGTTGAAGGTAAAAAGGTTTGGAAAGGTCTAATGTCTTCAGTAGAAGCTATTACATTTAAAGATAGACCTTCTGCTGGTGTAGGTAGAACTGCTAGTTGGCTTATATTAGATGAATCAGGTATATTTCCTAATATTATAGAAGCTTATGGTTTATCAGAACCTCTTATTAAAGATGGTTCTAATTATACTGGAGTTTGTATAATGTTTGGTTCTTCTGATAATATGGAAACAGGCAGTATTCATTTTAAAAAGATATTTACTGAACCTAGTTTGTACAATATGCTTGAGTTTATAGATCCTAAAAATTCAGATAGAAAAATAGGATTTTTTTCAGCAGCATATTTTGGTAGATGGGGTAAATGTAAAAATAAAACTTCTCCTTACTATGGTCAAGACATGGTTGATGAGAATGGTAATTCAAATATATTTGCTGCTATAGATGATTTAATAGCTAACAGAGAGAAGTTAAAGAAATCACCAGATCCTATGGCATATAGAAACTTTGTAACTCAGTTTCCTATATACTGGGAAGAAGCTTTTTTAATATCAGCTAAATCACCTTTCCCTACATATTTAGCAGAAGAAAGATTAGCTGATTTAGAAACCAAAAGTCATTTGAATATTGGACAAGCCGTTAAGTTTAATATGACTGAAGATGGTGTTTTAAGTAGAGAAATAAGTATTAGAGAACCTATTAAAGATTTTCCTATATCTAGAGCTGCTTCTAAAGAAGGTTGTATAGAAATATTTGAAGAACCTTATCAGGAAAATCCTGCTTGGGGTACATATATAGCTGGTATTGACCCATATGATGATGATTATGCTGAAAATTCAGAATCTTTAGGTTCTACTTTAGTTATGCATGCTCTTACAGGTAGAATAGTAGCTGAATATACAGGTAGACCTGAGACAGCTAAACAGTATTATGAGAATGTTAGAAGGTTACTTATTTATTATAATGCAATAACTAACTATGAAAATAACAAGAAAGGTTTATTTGGATTTTTTGAACAAAAAAATTCTTTATACTTGTTATGTGATACTCCTAAAATACTTAAAGATACACAAATAGTTAAGACTACCTATACTTCAGGTAATCAATCTAAAGGTACAGGTACTACAGAAGCAGTAAATGTTTATGGTAATGAACTTATTAAAACTTGGATGTTAGAACAAGCTCAAGGTCAGAATGATAATATTACCAATACTATGCTTATACCTAGTAAACCATTGTTAAAAGAAATAATTTACTGGAATCCTAAATTAAATGCTGATAGAGTTTCAGCATTAAGAATGGTATTAATACTTAAAGAAGATAGATTTAAACTAACTCAAAATATTGATACTGATAAGTATGAAGATATTTCTAAACATAAGTTCTTTGCAAAGCATTTTACAAACTATGAATCTAACAGAAGTAGCTATATTAAACTTAATAATAATTTTTAGTAATTTATTATTGTTAGTAAATAATTAATTAAAATTGTTCTATTTTCATAAAAAATGCCTACATATAGTAAATATAGTGATTTCAATACTGGTTTAACTAATTTAGTTTTTCCAAAGCAAAAAATATCTTATTCTGAAAAGAATGAAGAATGGTATATTAAAAACTGTTTATATTTTGAGTCTTTGCTACTCAATGGTAAAACAGGTATACCTAATATAACTAATAAGACTTTAATTAATAAACAGACTTATTACAATGGGTATGTAGATACTTCTGAATATAGAAGAATTGTAAACCCACATGGACTTGAAGGAGTTAGATTACCTAATGATTTTAAACATTATCCTATTGCTAATCCTAGAGTTAATACTTTAGTAGGTGAGGAATTAAAGAGAAAGTTTGAATGGGTAGTTTATGTTACTAATAGAGATGCTATTACTGATAAAGAAAAAGCTAAGAAAGCTTATATTGATCAGTTTATAGTACAAGAAATACAAAACACTTCTAGTTCAGAAGAAGAACTACAACAAAGAATACAAGATTTTCAAAAAGATTTAAAGAATTGGCAAGATAATAGAGAAATAGGAGGTATGGAACTTCTTAAATATTTGTTTAATTATCTTAATATCAAGTTTAAATTTAATAAAGGTTTTGAAGAACAGATTATTACTGGTAAAGAAGTATTTAATATTGATGTCTTTAATAATAAACCTATATTTGAAAGTGTTCCTGCTGAGACAGTATACTTTTTAAAATCTCCTCAAGATCCTTTCTATGAAAATGCAGATGCTTCTTGCCAATTGTTATATGAACCTATTGGTAAAGTAATTGATAAGTATTATGAATATCTTACTCCAGAAGATATTGATAAATTAAATACTAGATACGGTGGTTATCCTCCTTATAAGTGGTATGGTCCATCAGCTATGTGGACTAAAGGTATTGATGAAAATACTGGAGCAGCTATAGCTATGCCTATGCTGAATGGTGAAGATTTACCTGAGAATATTAATCAACCAAACTTATTTAAAGGTTTTTATGACCAACGAGGTAATGTTAGAGTTATTCATGTTAGATGGAAAGGTCAAAGAAAAGTAGGTAAGCTTACTTTTTATGATGAAAATGGTAACTTACAAACTGATTGGGTATCAGAAGAATATAAAGTAAATAAACTTACAGGAGAAACTATTGAATGGAAATGGATTACTGAAGTTTATGAAAGTACTAGAATAGCTGATGATATATTTGTTAAATTAGAACCTAGAAAATTACAATATAGAAAACTAGATAATATTTCAGAGTGTTCTTTAGGTTATACTGGTTGTGAAATAGATTTATGTTTATATGACCTAATGAGAAATTATAATCTTAGGTATAATGCTGTTCAATATAAACTTAATGATGCTTTTGCTAAGTATATAGGTAGAGTAGCTAACTTAGATTTAGCTAGTATTCCTGATGAATGGTCTCCTGACCAAATAGTATATTTTGCTTCTAAAATGGGTTGGAAAGTATCTGATTCATTTAAAGAAGGTAAGAAAGGTCAAAGTCAAGGTAAACTTGCTGGAACTATGTCTGGTCAAGCAGGTGATATTCAAATAGGTGATGCTACATTTTTACAAATTTGTAGAAAAGAACTTATTGAGATTGAATCTGATATGGATAGTATTTGTGGAATACCTGCTCAAAGAAGAGGAGAAAAAACTCCTGATGGTTTAGGTGTTACTCAAATGCAGATGCAAGCTTCTAGTAATATTACAGAACCTTATTTCTTTATACATGAAGAAGTTAAATTAAGGTCTTTAAGAATGCTTTTAGAAGCTGCTAAACATTGTGTTAAAAATGGAGCTGAGTGGATTCAGTATGTTACTGATGATGCTTATATTAAATCTGTTAAACTGGATCCTGAAGTTATTTATGAAGCTGATTATAATGTTCAAGTAGGTTATGGTATACATGATGCTAGAATGTTAGAATCTCTTAAACAAGCTATAGGTATGTCTGTACAAACAGGTATGGTTAGTCCTACAATACTTATGGATATAGCTTCTAATGATTCTACTGCTTCTATTAAAAGAAAGATTGAAGAAGCTGAAAGAGCTAAAATGGAAAGAGAACAGCAAGCTCAAGAAAGGCAAATGCAACATGAGAAAGAACTTCAAAGTCAACAGTTGCAACTTAAACAAATGGAGTATGAGCTTCAGAAATATAAAATAGATACTGAATCTAAGACAAGAATTTATGTAGCTGAACTACAAGCATTAGGATATGCTAATGCAGAAGCTTCTGCTATTGATGAATCTGGAGATATGGCTCTTAAACAACTTGCTGAACAAAATAAAGCACTTAAAATAAATCTTGATCATCAAGCTAAGATGAAACAAGAAGAAACTAAAACTAATCTTAAATCAAAAGAGCTTGCTTTAAAATCAAAAGAACTTTCTGATAAAATGAAACTTGAAAGAGAAAAGTTAGATGTAGAAAGAGATAATCA